TCCAGCTAAACAAAAGAAAAGCAACTGGTAGGGGAGCTAAGCAAAACCACTTCCAGTGGGACTGGAAAGACGTATCAAAAGTAAACCCTGATTACCAAAAGTTTATTAAAAAAGAAATGTTAAGAATTGGAGAAGAGTCCGATGAGTTCCAGATGTCGTACAACTGCAAATGGCTTCTTGAACGAGGAATGTTTGTCTCCTCTAGCGTCATGGATGAGCTTGGTGATACGTCTCAAGAACTCGTCAAAGTCTGGCATAAAACCCCTGTTGTGGTCGGAATCGACCCTGCTAGAAAAATGGACTCCACTGTGGTCACAGTTGTCTGGGTCGACTGGGACCGTCCAGATGAATTTGGCTATTTTGACCACAGAGTCCTTAACTGGTTGGAATTACAGGGAGATGACTGGGAAGAGCAATACTTCCAAATTGTTAATTTCCTTAGCAATTACGATGTTCTTGCTATCGGCGTTGACGCTAACGGTGTTGGTGACGCAGTAGCTCAAAGATTAAAAATCTTGCTTCCTAGGGCAGAAGTAATCCCATTAACCTCAAGCCCTACTGAGCAGTCAAAGCGATTTAAGCACTTACAGTCTCTAATCCAAAGGCGCTCTATTACTTACCCTAACCACGCTAAGACCAGAAGGCTTAGGGTTCACAAGAGATTTATACAGCAAATGACAGATGCCGAAGTGCACTTTAAGGGGCCTAACTTTAGCGTTGCCGCGCCAAAAGAGACCTACGCTCACGATGACTTTGTGGACAGTATTGCGATAGCATGTTCTTTGACACAAGAATTAGTCATGCCAGAGATTCAATCAACTACTTCACCATTTTTCTAAAAGTTTTTAGTTAAGGGTGCAAAAGTAGCAATAAACAGGGAAACTGTTAGAGGAAATACTGCAGTTTTCCATTTTTAACATTAAGGAGTTCCCATGGGTATCAGCCCTGCACCACAGTTCCCAGAGCGTTCACCACAGGCATATGAAATGAAGATGTCTGGCAACGCAGAGCGTCGTGGACCACTACGTTTTGAAGAAGGCGTAGCAACAGACACCGACGTACCTAACGATTTCCAGGTTGGAATCCAGAACGGCTTTGCAGCTGCTCCTGGCCGTCCAAACCGTAATGCTCCAGTTTGGCAGAAGCCAGCTGCTGAAACTCTATCTGAGCGTGCTCACGTAGGTTCAGCTGCATGGATTGAAGCACCAACCTTCCTTGGTGAGTTTGCACATGGTTCTTTCGGAAAGAACTCTGAGCAAGTTATCGAGACTAGGGTTGTTTCTGGCGGTCGTCAGATGCGCAACAATCCAACAGTCGTAAACGACTAATTTAGCCTTACAGCTCTCGGCTTTTACTACTAGATTAGTAAAGGCCGAGAACTTGGCCTTGAGGAGTATTAATGGCAGACGTACCTACCAACGAAAAGCTTTACGCTATGGTAGTAATGCAAGCAAAAGCACGTTATCGTGTTTACCCGAGCCCAGGAGCTTCGCACTGGGTTCATAAGCGTTATCTTGAGATGGGCGGGAAGTTTGAGGATTCCGAAGAAGTTCAAGAAAGAAAAGAAGCTATAAAAAGATTTGCAGAACGAGCAAGAGAACTTAAGAGTAAGCCTGGAGACGACTAATGTCTGTAGCTGATTTTTCCCCACCGAGTTATAGAGCTGCGTCATCTGACTTAACAATTTCTATCTCTCCACTAGGTCTTGTAGAACTAGCTGATGAAGAGTTTGAGGTCCACGGTCCTCGCCTAAACCGTTACTCACTTAACTGGGCTATGTACCTTGGTCATCACTGGGGTTACCGCCGTGAGCAAGGTGAGATGCAGATTGCACTCAACTACTACCGTGCGTTTCTAGACTATCTATCTCGATTTACTTTTGGTAACGGAGTTCACTTCCGTAGCCCTAAAGCAACTGAAGCTATTGTTCCTGACCGTCTAGAGCGTGTGTGGGAAATCGACAACGACAAGATGCACGTTCTCTACGAGATGTCGCAGACTGGTGGAATCACTGGTGACTGCTTTGTTAAGGTAGCCTACGAAGAAGCTTGGGAAGACAGCGTTGGAAGATTCCACCCAGGACGTGTACGTATTCTCCCACTAAACCCTGCTTTTGCTTTCCCTGAGTTTCACCCTCACGATAGAAGCCGTCTTCTTAGATTTAAGCAGAAGTACCGTTTCTGGGGAACATCCCTAGAAGGTACTCGTCAAGTGTTTACCTACACTGAAATTCTTACTGATGATGTTATTGAAGAGTACATTAACGATGAGCTAATCGACTCTAGACCAAATCCACTAGGACAGATTCCTGTCGTACACATTGCAAACATTCCAGTATCTGGTTCTCCTTGGGGACTTTCAGACGCTCACGACATCATTACAATTAACCGTGCTTACAATGAAATCTCTACAGACATCGCAGACATCATCAACTACCACGCAGCTCCTGTAACTGTAATCGTGGGTGCTAAAGCTTCTAACCTTGAAAAGGGTGCTAAGAAGGTTTGGGGAGGTCTTCCAAAAGACGCTCAGGTGTTTAACCTTGAAGGTGGCGGTGCAGGTATCCAAGGAGCACTTGAGTACCTAGACAGACTAAAGATGTCTATGCACGAACTTATGAACATTCCAGAGACAGCTCTTGGTCAGGCTCAGCCTATCTCTAACACCTCTGGTGTTGCACTTTCCATTCAGTTCCAGCCTTTGATGAACCGTTGGGCTCAGAAGACTGCAGTATACGGTAAGGGTCTAGAAAGAGTTAACGAGCTAGTAATGCTAAACCTAGCGGTAAAAGAACCAGAAACCCTTAAGTACAACCCAGACGTTGACGGTCCAATTAAAGAAGGTCAGCTAACTCAGCTAGACCCTAACGACCCAATTACCTACTTAACTTACGCACACTTCCCACCACCGCTACCTCTAGACAAGATTGTTCTTCTTAACGAGTTGGCTCAGAAGCTATCTATGGGTCTTGAGTCTAAAGAAGGCGCTCTTAGAGCTCTTGGAGAAGAGTTCCCAGAAGAGAAGCTTGTTGAGATTCGCAAAGAACTTATTGAAGATGCTAAGTCTGATGGTGCTCTTAACCTCGTTAAGGTACAGGTCCAAAAGCAGATTATGGACATGACAGGCTTTATGGCTAGCCCAGATGGTACAGCTACCCCAGTTGACCCAATGATGATGGGCGATGGGGACATGCTAGGAGATGGCCAAATTGGTCAGCAGGGCACTGACCCTGAAGCCCCAGCTGTAGAAGCTGAGAGCCTAATGGCAGAGCAGCAAATTAGAGAGACTTTGGTTAGCCAAGCCTATGGAGCTAACGTTCCAAAGAATAGGACAGTTGACAAAGAATAAAGACTAACTCTATGAAATCATAGAGTTTAGTGAGAAATTTCAGCTATTTTAAGTTGAACTTATCTCATAACAAGTGACAAGGTCATGTGGCATTAATTCGGAAAACGACCCTGAGAATGAAAAGAGAATAACCATTATGGACGAACAATTAGAGGTTGCAGACGCAACCGAAACTGGTTCAACAGAAGCTTTTAACGAAGCTGCTGCAGAAGCATCAACTACACCTGCTGCTAAGTACACTAACGAGGATATCGCTAAGGCACGTGCACAGGAAAAAGAGAAGCTATACCCTGTAGTAGACAAGCTAAAAGAAGAACTTAATCTGCTAAAGCAGAAAGAGTCTGAACGTGAATCAAAAGAAGCTGAGCGTAAAGCTGCCCGTGCAGTCCGTGAAGCAGAAGCTGCTGCAGAAAAGAAGAAGCAAGACGAAGCCGAATTAGGTTTCAAAGAGCTTCTTGCTAAGAAGGAGCAGGAGTTCCAGTCTCAAATTGAGGCAGAACGTGCAGAACGAGAAAAAGCTTTTGCACTTCTTGACCGTGAGCGTGAGTTCCAGGAGTTGCAGACATACCGTCAGCAGCGACTAGAGCAGGAACGTGAAAGCATTATTCCTGAATTGATTGACCTGATTCAGGGAAATTCCAAAGATGAAATCGAGCAGAGCATCAATGGTCTTAAAGACAAATCTGCCAAAATCTTCGATTCCGTGGCGACAGCGTCGCAACAGACTCGCAAGGAAATGGTAGGAAGCCGAATTACGGCCCCTGCCTCTGGACCCCTCGACAATGACTCGGAGCAACGTTCGTACTCTCCTGATGACCTCAGGAATATGTCTATTACAGACTATGCGAAGAATAGAGCCAAGCTACTTGGCAATGCAAGCAATAACCGTGGACAGGGATTGTTCGGGTAATAACCTAACCTAACCGACCGAAAGGAACTAAATAATGGCATCAGCTATTACAGGTTCGGGCCAGCTCGCTGGAGCCCCAACCGCATATTCAGGTTCAAATAGCCAACTATCACAGGCTATTCAAACCATCTGGTCGAAGGAAATTCTGTTCCAGGCGATGCCTATTCTTCGCTTTGAGCAGTTTGCAGTTAAGAAGACTGAACTAGGTGTCGCACCTGGTCTTCGTGTTAACTTCCTTCGTTACAAGAACTTCGCAGTGGACCCAACTCCACTTACCGAAGGTGTCCGTATGACCACCTCTGCGTTGACTGCAGAGCAGATTGCTATCACCGTTGCTGAGCACGGTTATGCAGTAGCTGTTTCTGAGCTACTACTTAACGCCTCATTCGACGACATCATGGCTTCTGCTTCACGTCTACTTGGTCGTCACATGGCACAGTACCTAGACCTACAGGCTCGCAACACCCTTGGTGCTGCTACCTCTGCAGTGTTTGGTTACGACCGCTCAGGAATCACTGGCGGTGCCTTCACCAACTATGACGAAGGTTCCAAGGCAGCTAACCTTGCAGGCGTAACTGCTGCTCACAAGCTGACTACTGGTGCAATCAAGGATGCAGCTCTTACCCTTGCTGGTAAGAACATCCCTCGCATTGGTGAGACCTACGTTCAGTTCATCCACCCAAAGCAGTCTCGTGACCTTCGCTCGAACCCAGAGTTCATCGAAGTAACCAAGTACGCTGCTCCAGGTAACTTCATGCTTGGTGAGATTGGTCGTCTATACGACGTAGTCTTCATCGAGACCACTCAGGTTAACCTACTGGCATCTGGAACCAACATTGCTACCGCAGCAGCTACCGCGTACTCACAGTCCGTCGGTGCTCCTGCTAACCAGGCTGTTGTTCCAGTAACCGCTAACACCAACCCTGGTGCTGGTGGAAACCCAGCTGTATCGGGTGCTGTAGCTACCACTGGTACTACTGCAACTGATGTCTACGAATCAATCATGATTGGTGACAACGCATTTGGTCACGCTATCTCGCTTCCAGTTGAGCTCCGTGATGGTGGTGTTCTAGACTTCGGTCGCGAGCACGCACTAGCATGGTACGCTATCTGGGGTCTAGGTATCATCACAGACCAGGCTATCGTTAAGGTATACACCGCTTAACAGCCAAAACCACGTCGAGGGGGGCGGAGTTCGCTCCGTCCCCCAACACAAACAAATCTATCTAGGAGAAAAATATCGTGGCAAATAAACCAACAAGTCCAATGGACGCAACAGGCAAGGCAGCAGAAGATGCAGCCCGCCGCAACGCAACAGAGCTAGCAGCTCGCAAGGAAGAGATTTCTCTTTCTCGTCAGGCAGAGGAAGTATCTCTTGCTAATGACGTGTTTGACCCACAGAAGCCAGACGCACCACTTCTAATCGATGAGATTGAAGAGGTCGGAGTTTCTGTTAATGATGAGAAAGTAATCATTAGAGTCAACACTGACATTGATGACATGACTTATGGAGTCGGAAACTCTTTCACCTTTAAACAAGGTGTTAAGTACTCCGTTCCACGTGACCTAGCTGAGTACCTTCAGCGACTAGGTTACTTGTGGCTTAACTAAGCTACTTTAAAAGCTGTCCGTCCTGCTGGTCCCGCCCTCCTCACCAGCAGGGCGGACTTTCATGTTTGCGCTGTATTTTAACTGAATTTACGAGACCATAAATACATACAAATTTTCGGAGGTACCATGGCTGAAGTATCCAATCTAGTTGCTAGAGTTCGTGTAGAACTTGGAGACATAGGTAAGTCATTTGTAACCCAGTTTATGGCTGATGGAACCTCTAATAGGTTTAAGCTACATTACTCACCATTAGACTCTACTACAGTTGTAGTTTACAAAAATAACATAGACATATCTAGTGCGTGCTCTATTGAAGAATCTTCTGGAGTTTTAGTCACTGACGTTCTTCCTGCAGACGGTGCTGAGTTCACTGTAAGCGGAACTTACTTTAGATACTTTACTGGGGCCGAACTTACACAAGTAATTCAAAATGCCGTTTCTTTGCATTCGGCAAAGCACACAGACTCTTTAGGTCGCGCAATTACTATTGAGACCCTTCCTTTTATTGATGAATATCCTGTTGTAGTTTACGCAACAGCTTTGGCGCTATACACTCTTGCTACAGATGCCTCTTTTGACATCAACATCTTCGCACCAGACGGTGTTACAATTCCTCGTTCTGAGCGTTACCGCCAGCTACTAGACATGATGAATACTAGAAAAGCTCAGTATTCTGAGCTATGTGCGCATCTAGGTATTGGTCTATACAGTATTGATGTATTTACTCTAAGACGAATCTCTAAGACAACTAACCGCTACGTTCCTATTTACAAGCCCATGGAAGTTGATGACAGGTCTTACCCTCAGAGAGTCAACATTCCTCTTCCTGCTTATGGTGATTCTAAACTTGCTTGGCCTACGCAATCAGACGAGCTTATTGCTTATCAAGCTTTGGATTACTACAAAGCAATTACCTTTACCGCCAGCGTTTACTTGTCCGCTACAATTACCAACGTTGTTGGTTCAGGAACAGCGGTTGTTTATACGGCGTCAAACAACTATGTTGTTGGTCAACCAGTAACAATCACTGGAGTCACTCCTACAGCTTACAACTTAACAAACGCAGTTGTTACGGCAGCTAACTCCACCACATTTACGGTAGCAAGCGCAGTTACTGGAACATACGTTTCAGGCGGCATTGCGGATAAGACTGCAGCAATTACTGGAGCTACAGGTACTGGGGCCACCATTACTTACACTGCAAATAACAAGTTTGCTGTAGGAGACCGAGTTTCAATTAGCGGAGTATCCCCCTCAGGATACAACTTGGTTGGTGGCTATGTTACAGCAGTCACCTCCAGTACGTTTAAGGTCTCAGGAACTACAACTGCGGCTTTTGTTTCTGCGGGAACTGCGACACGTATTGGAAACGGCGTAGTCGCCAGGGTTCTTCCTCAACGTGGCTCACCGATTGCAATACATAATTTTGCGCTCAATGTAATTGACAACTTTAATGGAACATACATTGCTCAGGTTAGCCTCAACGAAGACCAAACTAGA